GTAAACATTGACTCCATTGAGCGTGAGCAAGAAGGTCGTCGCAGCCTAAGCCTATCTGACAATGCGTATGAAGCTGATGAGCTAGTAGAAATCTGCTATGCATATCAACGTCTCATTGACCCAGAAGATGGAGCAGAGGGCATTTACTGCACTGTATTCCACAAGGAGTTCAGTGGTAACGAAGAAGTTCCAGGCTACGCTAAGTTTGAACTACTCAATGGATACGAAGACTATCCCGTAGTAGTTACAAAGCTATCTGAGGACAGCAAACGTTTGTATGACACAACTACTGTGCCATCCATCCTACGCGGCCTACAGAACCAAGTTAAGGTTGAGCGTGACTCACGAGTTGACCGCAACAGCATAGCTACTTTACCTCCCATCCTTCACCCAGTTGGTCAAGCTCCCAACGATTGGGGACCAGGCAGATTGATCCCGTATCGCCGTAAAGGTGATCTGGACTTTGCCCCTACACCCCCACCACCTACTGGTTCCATTGAAATGGAAGACACCCTGCTTAACCTATCGGATAAGTTAGTAGGGCTAGACGAAGGTTCTCAAATCAGCCAAATACGGAAGCAGTTCTTGGTAGATAAGTTCCTTAGCCACACTGCTGAGGTAATTGGGATGGCTTACAAGTGCTTCCAACGCTTTGGACCAGACGAAGTGTTCTTCCGTGTAACTGGTGTCCCAGATGCTCAAGTGTTCGACAAGGGTAACCCTGACGAGAACTTCGACATCATGGTTAACTTCGATGTTCAGAACAATGACCCAGAGACTGTAGAAAAGAAACTACAGCAGTTCGTGGCATTGAATCAGTTGAACGCTAACAACCGTCTAAACGTAGATAGCCTACTAGATGTTGCTGCTGCTAGCATTGACCCAGTAATGGCTGATGCCGTCCTACAACCTGTAGAAACTGCACAGCAACAAGTGGTTGAACAGGTTACCGATGACTTGGCTAAAATCTTTGCTGGTATTGAAATGCCCGCTCGACCTGCTGGCGCACAGATTGCCCTTCAAGTTGTAGAGCAATACGGACAACAACCAGATGTCGCACAACGTCTACAGACCGACCAAGCGTTTGCCGCTAGGTTACAGAAGTATGTAGGTCAATACACGTTCCAGATGCAACAAGCTCAGAATGCACAGATCGGACGAGTAGGCACAGCCCCTGCTCAGATGGGTCAGATTGATACACAGGGCATCTAGTCTCGGTCTATTGACAAATATTCAGAATCTGTTTAACGTCACGCAATCCACGGAGATATAATGCAAATACAAGACGACATACAAACACTTCATAACTACGAGGCGTTTGCTCGCTTCATGAAAATGATTCACGAACTACGTGAAGAAACTATTGCTGAGTTGCATGAGGCAACCAGTGACAACATACAACAGGTATCAGGTCGTATTATTACTTACGATCAAGTGCTACAATTAGTTAATTGGCAGGAGCTTTCTAAGAAGCATTCCGAGCGCATGTAACTACCTGTGTTATAATTCAAAAATCGCCATCGCTCGGCGTTAATGAGTGGACAAATTATGACAGAAGAAATAGCAACTGCTGACGCTGAGGCAGGTAAAATATCAGTGGACAAAACAAATATATCCGTCACGGATTTTGCTCAAAAGCGAATTGGTGATCTTACTCCTGGGACTGAACAGCCTCAAGAGCAGGAAGCCGAAGAAGTTATTGAGCAGGAAACTGAAGAGGTTATTGAAGAATCGGTAGATACCGAGGAAGCAGAAGCCGCCGAGGAATCCCCAGAATCCGAAGATGTTCTTTCACAGTTAGACCTGGACGATATGTCCGAGGACGATTTGCGCGAACTGGCTGATAAGCTTGGTAGCCGTGCTGTAGCTCGATTCGGAGAATTGACTGCAAAACGAAAGGCTGCAGAAGAAAAGCTTACTCAACTTGAGGCACGACTCAAAGAAAAACCTAACCCACTAGAAACGAAAAAGGTCGAGAACAACCCATATGGGAATCTTGATACTATCGAAAAGCTACAACAGAAATCAACTGAGGTTGACCAAGTAGTAGAATGGGCTGAGGACTTGATCTTTGAAAGTGATGGCTATGGTGCAGATGATGTAGTAACAGAAGTTGAAGGTAAGGAGTGGACAAAGAAGGATGTGCGACAGGCTCTACTGAGAGCACGTAAGGCACAGAAGACTTTTCTACCTGACCAACTATCTAAGGTTCAGCTACGTGCGGAGGGAGAAGTGCTAACAAAGCAGTTCGACACCCAAGCGAAGCAAGAACTATCTTGGCTAGAAGGTGAGGACAACGACTTACGCAGACAGTTTGAAGCTACAGTAGGAGACGAACGATTCAAGAAACTAAAAAGTGTTTTGAAACGTGAGACTCCTGACATCGCCGCCCAACTAGATTATTGGTTTGCCCATGCTACAAATAGCATACATGGCCGTAAACTAGTAGGGAATACCAAAAAAGCTCCTACGTTAAATCCTCCACGAACAGGTAATCCAGTCTCTGCCCAATCCGAAAAAGGAATGGGAAGAACTGCCAAGGCTCTAAAAGAATTAGAAGCCAGGTTTAAAGAAACGGGTAATGCTAGAGATTTTGCTGCTCTTCGAAAACTCAAAATGAGCAATCGCTCATAACACAATAACTCATTAAATAATCATTAAATACAATGTCATTCTCAAATACATTCGATACCACTAATTCAGGTTCGGGCGTTTCTAACCGCGAAGACTTGACCGATGTCTTGACTATCCTCGCTCCAGAAGAAACTCCTATCCTTTCATCTGCTAATAAAGAACGCGCATCCGCAACTAATGTTGAGTGGACTGTTGATAGCCTTTCGGCTCCACAGACTGCTGGCATAGCTGAAGGTGCTGACGTTACTGCATTCACTGACCAGTTCGCTGGCCGCGCTCGCCTCGGCAATCGTGTTCAAAAGTTCCGTCGTGACTACATGGTTTCCGACATGCAAGAAGCTGTCGATTCTGTTGGTCCTGCTAAGATTGCTCAGGCTGAAGCCAAAGCTATCCGCGAACTAAAACGCGACATCGAAGCTACACTTGCTGGCACACAAGACTCCGCTATTGAAAACGGTGCTGGTGTTGCTAACGCACTTCGTGGTCTTGGTGACTGGATCGACTCTGCTGGTCCTGCTGACGTTCCTGCTGCATTCCGCACACCTGCTGCAAGCATCGTGGATGTAACTGACGACGTTTTCGCTGAATCAGAACTTAACGGTCTTATCTCCTCTATCTTCAAGGTAACTGGAACAAGCGACAATCTTATGCTTGTTGCTGACACTGCTCTTCGCACCGACATCAGCGACTTCGCTCGCATCGGTGGTGTAAGTGGTGACTCGGTTCGTTCGGTCAACTACGACGGTAACAGCGGTAGCATCAAGCTATCTGTTGATCTATACCAGTCCGACCACGGCATCGTTTCTGTTGTCAACGCTAACCCTGACTGCATGCCTACACAAGCTGGTCAAGCAGGAATGTCTGGTTATGTTGTAAACCCAGAATACTACGGTGTTCACGAGCTTATCCCAATGGGAAGCACTCGCCTACCTAACCTAGGTGGTGGTGAGCGTGGATTCGTTGATTGCGCCCTAACACTTGGTGTATACCACCCTGGTGCTCACGGTAAGATCACAGCATCTGCTTAACCCTCAACCCAAGGAGATATAATAATATGTCACGTTTAACTGTAAATGAAGCTGGAACATCTGGCTACACCGACGAAATTATCCTTACACCAGGTGATTTCACAACTGCCGCTGGCAACACTACTACATTAGTTAATGTAGGTGTAAAAGCTGGCGATGTTATTGACGGAGCAGCACTTGTTGTTTCTGAAGCATTCAGCGTAAGCTCTAACCTTAGCGTTGGATATGACGGTAGCGTCAATCCAGCTTCTGGAAGTGCCGTTGCTGAAGGGTTTATCAATAACCACAATGCTAACTCAACTGGAACTAAAGTAAATACTGGTTCTGCCCTAGACGACAATGGCGATGCTCAAAACATTCGCATTGTTGCTGCAGCTGATGGAAACATCACTATTGCATCTGCCTCCGCATTAGACGGAAGCACAAGCGGCAAGCTCAAGGTACTACTTAGTATCAAGCGCGTTAACGCATAATTAAATTCTGGTTGGGGGGCGCAAGCCCCCCGCCTTTTTAATATGGATATAATCATTCCTAATCTAAAACGATACTCCGATGGCGAGATTGATCGCGCCTTCATGAAGGAGATTCAAAACGGCTTTAAGTTAGAAAAGCAAACAGAAGAAAAGAGGGTTGCACAGGCAGCCAAAGAAGCCCAACACCTAAAGGGGACTAC